TTAGTTCTTGCGGAGCGGGTTGTAGGCGACGCCCAGACCGGATGCGAGGAAGCCCGCGACGGTGCTGATGTAGCCGCCGACAGCCGCGTCACCGAAGGTCATGAAGCCAAGGCCGACGCACGATGCGATCAGACCGAGCACGTAGACCACTGTACGCACCTGCTTAGAGAAGACCGGAGTATACGCGGTGTCGGGCTGGGTATTGTCCTGCCCGTCCTCACGCTCGTCGGTCAGGTCGTTCACGACGGTTTCGAGGGTGGAATCCTCTGCTGCATGTTCTGCCATTGTTTCCTCCTTAGAATCGTCCTTGGTTGAGCGCCGACTGCAAGGCGCGTGCGGTCGCCGGGCCGAAGCTCGCGTCCCGTGCCAGACCGTAATGCGCCTGGATGGCGCGAATGGTGGCCGGTCCGAGCAGTCCGTCAACACCACAGCCCAGGCGACGCTGCACGGCGCGGATCAGATCACTGCCGCCCGCGCCGTAGCGGACCACGCTCGAATCGATGGCCGGACGCCAGTAGGTGCGTCCGTCCGGTACGACCTGGCCGCTGATGATGCCATCAACCGTAGTGCCCATCACCTGCTGCCAACGGCGCACGGTGGCGGGTCCGACATTGCCGTCAACGGCGAGAGCGCCGGTGGATGCGGTGCCGGTGTTGCCGCCGCCGTAACGCAAATAGCAGTTCCACGGATAGTTGTAGTAGCCCCTGATATTGGTTTCGCGGCCGGTCTGGTCTCCGGCCTTCCCGTAGGCGGTGCCGCGTTCCGAGATGCTTGCCTGTGCGAGCTTGCCGCCACCCAGATACACGGCCACGTGGTGCACGTCGTTCAACAGGATGTCGCCAGCCCGCGGATTGCCGTTCGCGGGCAGGCGGGTCCAGCCGCGACGGGTCAGATTGCCGCTCAGATTGCCGGTGTAGGTGGCCGTGCCGGTGTCGAAGCCCGCCTCACGCAAGGCGTGGATGACCAGGCTGGAACAATCGCAATTACCCGCCGAGGGGTTGAAGTTCCAGCGGTCCGCCTGCGAATAGCCCATGTTGGCCACGGCGCACCAGTAGCGCATGCGGTTGATCAAAGCGCTGACGCTTGCCATGTCTAGTCCTCCAATCCCTCTACGGCCTTGGCCGCGTCCTCCTCGGACACGACCGGAATGTCTGCGGGCGGCAGACTGTCGCCCTGCGGTGTCATTTCTGGTGTCATGACGATATCGTCCATGACGTTCTCCCTTCCGCCCCCTCACGGGGCAATAGAAAAGCCATCCCGGAATGGGATGGCTTTGAAAACCAGTGTGAAAATCAATGCCTGCGCGCACCATGATGGAACACGATGATGAGCGCGAGGAGGACGAGATACGCGCCCAACGCGACGGGGCCGCTCACTGCCGGTCCTCCAAGTATTTTTCGGCGGCGTTGACGATCCAGCATTGCGCGTCGAGTTTTTCAAGCTTGTCGAGCTCGTACCGGACGGCCTCGCTGTGGTCGTGCGACTGGTCGCCGTAGATCAGGCTGATGATCGTGTTCTTGATCGTGTCCCTGCATAGCTCATCCATACGGACGTCGAATTTCGCGGTGCGTTCGCCAAGCTGCCGGGTCTTGGCGAAATGCTGCGAGAGCGGCGAATCGTACGGCAGGCGTTCGGGCCGCACATGCGCGTACAGGCCGGTCGCCAACGCGTCCAAAGCGCCCGGCCAGAGCTTGAGGCCGAGGGTGATGAGGGCGCACGCGCCGCCCACACCGCCGAAACCGGCTAGAAAATTCTGCAGCACATTACATCTCCTTAATGGAAAGCCGCCACGTAGGGCGGCTGTGTTTTGGTTAATACGGGTGGTCGGTGGCGGCGAACACCAAAGGCAGGCCGATTTCGTCGAGCATGCCCGGCAGTTCGCCGTCCGCGTATCCGCAGACGCGCGTGATCGTGATCGGGCTTTCCGCCTGCGTGAGCGGTATGGTAACGCCGTCATTGACGTTCTTCCAGTAGGTGCCGTCTTGTTTCTGCCAGCAGACGCACTTGCAACCGTCCGGCTGCTGGGGCGGATACAGCCAGCCGGTGCCGCTGCCGGTGACCGTCGCCTTCCAGCCGTCCGTCGTCTTCTCGCCGGTGCTTGTGGTGCCGCCCGGCGTCCACGGCATGTTCGCCGGATAATCCTTCAGGGTCGGCGGATTGTAGAGATTTTTGATCCTCACGCGGCCACCCCCAAACTGAGGGCTAATAGGGCGCGGTCTGCGCGGTGAAGAAGGCCGGGAGCCCCCCCCCGAAGCGAGAGCGTGCGTGTCGGCCCGCTCGACAATGAAGTCCGTGGCCCTGCATTTGCGGACGGCAAAAAGGCATGGTGTTGAGTCGGACTGAAGGTCAATCCGCATCACGTTGGCGCCGATGGCACCATTCCCTGTCCCTACTTGCGTATGATTTGCCCAGAATGTGACTTTCACGTCTTCGACTTCGCTGTGCGTGACATCGCATGAGGCGACGTATTGTCCCGGCCGCAAAGACATGAAACTCCCGTTCGCGTAGTAATCCGTGATGCTCTCCGCATCAAGTGTCTCAGCGGGTTTTGCACACAGATTCGTTCTTCTCACGACAATTCCTTTCCCGTCAAAAGCTTCCAATCATCCCATTCCCTGCGCCACACCTCGCGGATACGGTCGACGAGGAAGCACATCACGTTCGCATCCTCGCCGACAGCGCCCGTGTAATACTTGAGACCATTGTGGAGTTTTTCGGTGCGGCACCACAGGCTGCCGACCGGAGCCGTCGAAGGCCGGTCGGGCTGCACGAGGATCTGCTTGGCACCCAACGTCTTGCCGCCTTCGGCAATCGACACATGACACGGGCTGAACGCGTCCTGTTTGAGCACGGCGAGGAAATTCGTGGTGTCGCTCACGAAGCTGACCGTGCCGGCATTGATGCTCGCCACGGTGGTATCCGTCGTGGAAAGCGCCAGGGATGCGTCCTCGACGTGACCGTCGGCGAAGACCTTCTGGGCGGCCACCTTGACTTCCGGGTGGTCGGCATAGAGTGCCTGAGCCGTGAAATCGACCGGTTTGAGCCACACGTCCACGAGTGTTTCGGCGGCTGGCGTCCATACATTCACGCCATTGTAAAGCGCGTTCATCGCCATTGGCTCGCCACCGATCATGGTGTACGGTTGGCCGACTTTCGCGCCGTTGAGCAGTACGGCCATTTGTCACGCCTCCTGAGAACCGTCGGCCGCGGCATCCGTGGTGTCGGCCTTTTCCGTGGCGTCGGGCGTGGATTCGCCCGGCGTCTCGGCCTTGTCCCCGACGGTCACGTCAGACGCCTTGTCCCGCACGCTCTTGACCGCCTCGTCGATCGCCGTCAGAGCCTCGCTGGCATGGGATTCCACGGCCGTCTTCGACTTGCTGATGCTGTCGGCCACCGCCGTCACCTGCGCGCTGGCGGCCTGTGAGGCGTCGGACGCGGCCCGGGCGGCATTCGCGGCCTGAGCGGCCACGGTGCTCTGAGCCTCCACCGTGGCACGCGCATCGGTCAAGTCCTCCAGGATCTGAGAGGCGACAGTCTTGGCCCTGCCCTCCGGGTAAAACACCATCTGACCCGGATTCGCCGCCGACATGGCCTGCGCCTCGGACAGGGACGAAGCAAGCAGATACGTCAGCGCCGTACCGGAATTGAGTGCCGGGGCCAGAGTACTCGCGTCCACATCGACCAGATCGGCGAACGCCACGGGCGTGCTCGAATCCGGCACCTGCACGCATCGGACGAAACGCCAAGCGTCCGGCGATTCGCCCACCGTCACCTCGTAGGCGAACGTGTTGTCAGTCGGCGTAACATCAACGGTGGCGGCGCCGGTTTCCGACAGTCGCACGTCGAAGGAGTCACGCACGACGATGCGCTTGCCGACCTTGAACCGGCCGGTCGGCACCACATGCACCAGTTCGCCGGCCAGGACCGCGACGCCATCGGCGCTTGGATGGCCGAAATCGAAATTAATCTGAGTCAAAACATCCTCCTAAAAACAGGGATATGGAACAATGGGAAAACCCACACACACGCCCGCCCAACGGCAACACGACGATGTGTGGGATTATTCGACAGAATTGGAAAGGAACCAATGCTTTTCGACACATTCGCAACCACCGTTTGGAAACCCTCGTGTGCGAAACTCCGCGAATGCACCAAAGTAGGCTACGAAAGCGCCATGAATTGCCATATCCTCCCGCAATGGAGCGGAAGGGACATGGACGCGATCAGTGTGGCGGATATCGAATCATGGTTGGACTCCTTCGACAGGCCGGGAGCGGCACGCAAAGCCTACGCGGTGTTCCGCGCGATACTGCGACTCGCGTTCAAACGCGGTTTGGCCGACAATGACGTGACCAGACGCGAGATACGCCTGCCACGACTACGACACTACGAGCCGCAAGTGCTGTCCGCGTCGGAAGTGCGCAGACTGTTGAAAGGCTTCTACGGGCACCCATTGGAAGCATGGCTATTGGTGTCCGTGTGCGCTGGATTGCGCCGCTGCGAGTCGGTCGGATTGGAATGGGCCGACTTGGATTTGCGTCGCGGCACCGTCACGGTGAAAAGGTCGGTGCAGTGGGTGGCGGGCCATGAGACCGTCACCGAACCGAAGACCGATCTGAGCCGACGTACCGTCGCATTGCCCCGGTTCGCGGTCAAACGATTAGCGGAACTACGCCACGGCACGAAGACCGGCCGACTGGTCGGCGGCCTGAACGCGAACCAAGTGGCGAACCACTACCGCAGTTGGTGCAAGCACATGAAACTGCCATGCGTGCCCCCGCGCAACCTACGCCACACGTTCGGCACGTTGGCTATCAAGGCCGGAACCGACATCAGCGTGGTCGCACGACAGCTCGGACACTCCGACATCCAAACCACCGCACGGTATTACCTCAAGCCCGATCTGAGCGTCCTCAAGGACATGCAGAAAGCATGGCAGAAACTCATACTGACCTGCTGATAGCATTCCGTAACCC